TAGCTTTGAAACTGTATAAGCTTGGCGGTCGTCACTTCAGAATCGTCCCGATAATCGGTAAGAGCTTTTGCCAATGCAATAATAGCCGCATCGGTAAAGCCAAAACCCGGCCGGGAGATTGTGAGACTGGCAGAGGCCACTTGAGCCTTTGTCAGGCCGGAATAAGGATCGACAGCATTAACGGACTGTGTCATTTGGACATAGTGCCGCGAGCCACCGCCCTTATTCTTCGTATGGTTGGTAATGACAGAGTAGCCATTACCCCCCGTATCGGTCCGCTCCGACCCATACCCATCCGACTTGACAATAGCCAAGACGAGAGAGGGTGTAGGCGAAGCAGCGGCAATAGTGACAGGATCTGGTAACATGGAACGTCTCCTTGTGAGTATAAATTTTACGATCGCGGGCTGAATGCCCGTTTTCGCGAAAAGTCGGTTCTCTGCGCAAGCAGAGCGCCGATTATAGACTTCTGATAAGCCGACAAACTGGTCGGTTCAGAAGTTGTATTCACATCAAGGATCGTAGCAACGTCTCTACGCGTTTCACACGTGTAGTCGAGGATGGATGTATGTTGGTTTCGTACCTTAGTTGAGGTAGAAACTGTATGCACGCCATCCGCGTAATAGTCGTTGTAACGATAAGAGGTCGACCTGAAATCTGTGATGTACTTACCCTTAGTAACACAGGTAAGAACACCCCAGTTGATTAAAGAAGGGTCATGGTTAAGATTGTCGATACATTCGACATAATTACCAAAACCCGTAAAATAATCAACGAGCCACGTCCACGGAACTAAATTATAAACATCCGTAACACGTGGTTCGATTCCCAGCCGTTTCGTCCATAAGGACTGACGGAAACGAGGCGATGAAATCGGCGGAAAATCAAAAGTTGCGTTTATAACTAAACGTAACTCTGATTCTCTTTCGAGACGGGTTTGATAGCCATCCGAAGAATCGGAAAAGCTTTCATCCCCTATCAACTCGTAGTCGAACCCTGAGACGCCCGGACCGCCCGAAATGAAATTTCGTTTCGAGCGAAAAGTTGTCGGCTTACCAGAACGAGCAATCAGAAAGTTTAACCTTTTTGAAAGCTTGTAAGGGGCAGCTAACAAGTCTACAATGTCATTATAGGTTTGCTTCCATCCAAAATGGTACGATAAGTACTCATTCGGGATATCTTTTGCTACCGACTTCAGATCGAAAACAATCTTTCTGAGAGAAGGTGACGAGGATAAGGAAACATACGCTTTACGAAGATCAAACATAGTGCTCTTTAATGAAGAGATACTATGAGGGATATCGCGAAGCTCTGCTAAGTTACGGAAAAGAGAATAGTCCCTGTTAAAAGGACTATAACCCTTGATCATCTCAATAGCGTGGGCTTGAGAAAGTCCAACGTTATAGGCGATCTCCGAATCCTTAATCAGACTATAGTGATACGCAGACAGCGTAGCACCTGCACCATCGGTTGAAGACCGGTACGTATCCGACCCACCGTCCCTATTTTTATAGGTACCCCCTGCATTAACAATACAGGGGTCGTTGGGAGGAGGTATAATACCGGAATTCGAAGAACCGACGGTATACACCGTCGAGGCAGATCTAGCCGGACTATTAATGAACGCTTTAAACATAGTAAGCGTTCCTTGAGTAGAACCGATTAGACGAGTTCTCGATGTTGTATCCTTGAGCGTTGACTCTAACACCTGCTGTTCTATTGCAGGAACGTAATAGTTAGAAGTCACCGGAGTACCGTACACCACATAAGGTGAATGACAACCACTAACACCATTGTAATTTCCCAATGGTGCAAATGCTTGCTGAAACCTAGTGTGATGGATACGCCTCGCCAGTAAAACTGACGAAACGGTCCTATATTTAGTACGATTCTCAGGGGTAATTACACCAGGAGCAACCTTAAAGGGCGCAGTTGGGTCGATCGCAAAAGCGAAAGACTTGATGAGACCAATAGGGATGTACTTGTATAAATACCACTCAAGGCCAGAAGCTTGGTTTCGAAGTGATTGGAAACGATACTCATATAACATATGAGGATCATAGCCTTCAGGAAGTCCCCGCGTATCGCGGTTGCTCCTTGGTTCTATTATCGTTACCATCCTTCGCTCCATCTGGTGTGAAAGGCAAGCCCTCTCAAAAGAAGAGAGGCACAAATGTGCAGAATAGCACATGCAGACCCCGTGAGGGGTC